CTGGACATGATGCCAGCGTTTTTAAGGCTTGTTAAAATGGCAATGATTGCCGTTTGATTGTTTGTTGCACTATTACCAGAGGGGTCTGCCACAAGTACCGCCATCTTCGCAACACCATCCGTACTGGTTGTCGCGTCTGGCACTGTCAGACCGTCAAGCATGGCGTTTGCTGCCGCAAGGTCAGCAAACAACGTAGTTGCGTCTGTGAAATCTGTGTGAGCTACATTAACTGACATAAGCTTGTGATAACATTGGGTTCATAGGAGTGATGTCCCGTGTCTGGAGTTGGATATTTGATAGGTTAATTCCATTCGTCCATTTCAATGCGTAAGACACTTTCCAACCCTGTTGACCGCCTTGAAAATTGTAAAGTAAATTCTGTATTTGCTTCGGCCCACTCCACACCGTTGAGAGGGTAACAGGAAATGTGATGGGTGTAGCCTGTGCCGCCAGTGTCTTGGCCTGTGAACCAGCCGATGTATCTGGCGTTGTCTCGTCATTCACGCGCTGCGTGGCTGTGACTGATGAAGCCGATTGTACTTTGCTAAATAGAAGGCGAAGTTCCTGTGGCTTCTGCTCGACTCTGGTATCGTTGGTGCAAAATGCTTTAGTCTCGACGTATGCCGTTGCGAAATTAGTGCCTTCGTATAACTTGACGCATTTGTAGGCTGGATCGCCTGAACTTGTTGTTGTTCCATGAGTGATTGCAAATAGCTCTCGCTTGTTGTTTGTCTCCACCTTAGCGAAGTTTATGACAGGCCCAATGTTGCTGTTGCTGTCATCGGTGAGTTGATCGAAACTTACGAACTGTTTTGTGAGTGTATCAAAGACGAGGATGCCGTGACCAAAGATTGTGTTACAAGCGAAGAGGGCGTAGTCATCGAAGACGATGGCAGCACACTTCTTGGTCTCCTGAACAACGCCTTTAAACAACCGAGCAACCTTGAGTGAGAAGATCGAATTGCGACCCTCATTCTTTGACTGCATCACAGCGTTAAACGAGCGCAAACCCTCTGGATCAATGAAGGCAAAGTCACCCAACAAATCAACAAATGAATGCTGATTGATTGAGTTGGCCGTGAACAAATACTGCTTCTGAAACATCGGCTCTGCAAACACAGTCAGGGTGTAGTCCAACGAAACACCATAGCTTCCCCCTGCCGTTGAGACAAAAAGTGCCTCATTATTTAACACGGATAAAGCTGTAATCGTATTATAACCAACCGTGTAAGATGTTGCCGGTGCGCCACCAATCGTCTCGTCTGAGTTTATTTTGTCGCCATCAGTTGTAACTGGGATGGTAAAATCCAGAGGGCGACCACTTACACTATGATAAATCTCCGTGCCATCTGTGCTAACAACAAACAACTTGTTGTTAAAGAAGGCCATCTGTCTGCCTATTGGAATATACTCACGCGCCGACGATGATCTTTTAGTTACCGTTAAAACTGCTGTATTTGACGTTGAACCGGGGTCTGTAAATGTCAACGTATCATCTTTTTTATAATCAAGACCTCCAGCAACTAGAGTGAATGTTGGGTTTCCACTACCATCTGTCGTTGCAGAAAATGTTGCACTCACACCATAACCGCTGGTGCTTGTTGCAGCAAAAGCCGAGTGAGTCTGGCTTGCTTGCCATGCCGTACTTGGTGTTGGTGTAAGATCAGAAACGTTTACAATAGTGCCACCATACACCCACTCTGCATAAGTCTTGGATGTCCTGTCGGTTGCTGTACCACCAGAAATTTCTATGATTTTTGGTTGATTTATGCCGTCTTGTACGATAATGGCTGCAACTGTTCGCTGAACAGAAGTCTCCATATCCAACTCAAGTGATGCACCCGCTACATTAGTTTCCTTGCGAAGAAAGTTTTGCGTAGATGCTGGGACTGCCTGAACAAATATCTCCGCTGACCTGTCCATCGTGCCACCAGCATAAAGAACAGCCCAAGTGCTATCGGGGTTTAGGGGTTTGCGGTATTTGCAACCTCCATTAAAAAAGAGAAAGACGAACTCGCCAATAGAATAGATTGCTTGGATTGGTGGATTTGATGTAAATGCACCTATATCACTAGAGATGTCATTGACGTTCTTAATCCCCTCAAGCGTACCGAAACGGTTGCGAATGTTCTTGGCAAATTTGTACTCGTCTTTGCCCAGCCGAGTGTCATCCACCGACATATTCATGCCGCCAACAAACGACTGTTGTGAGTAATCAGCCACGGTGATAATGCCAACGTCTTGCCAATGTTAGGCTGTCATGTCCATGCCGTCCGAATTGCATAATGCGTTTCTGCCCACGCTCAAGATCAGCTATCTTACGGCCCAAATCGCGTGTCACTTTTCCATCATAAACCATCGCTTCCTGCAACTTGCCCTGCTCTTCCATGAACAACTGCATCATCTTGTGCATCACGATGTTCTCAAAACCGTAGAGTGGGAATGGATCGTTGTCGCTTTTGATGTGCTTCAACTTCTTCTTATACAAGACTTGTAGAGTGTGCGAATCATCCTGAGCTGATGTGTCATCCCAAGGAAACTCGGAGATGTCCACTATCATATACTGAGCCTCGGTCTCGTCGTGTGGTATCTCGGAGTAGATGATTGATGTGTCGGCTGTGTCCACCAACCTGACCAACCCACCGTCATTAGCTGTGTAACCGCCAAACCGTTCGTTGTTTGTGTCAAACCGTCTCATACCCACAACAGATGTGATGGTACGATTGTTGTCTAGTGTGAGTGCTATTGAGTGCGGTGATGATGCAGTTGTGTAGGCCGCTGCTGCGCTTGGGTAGTTTGGCCACACCTCAAGCGTTTGCCTGTCTGAAGCAGATGTCTCAAACGTCACCGCAAGTTTTTCAGTTGCGGCAATGTTAGCAAACCAGTGGACTGTCAGACCAGTTGCCGAACTACCGCGAGTACCTGTGATTACCGAAGACAGGGATTTCTTGAGTGGCTCGTAGCCAACAACACGCCAACAACGACTGTCACTTCTCCAGTTGTTCTGGTTGTATTCTGATAGGAGATTGTTAATACTCCAAGTCAACTTGGATTCTTTTTCTCGCATCGCACGGATTGCGTGAACATCACGACTCAACGCTATGCGCTGCTTACCGGCAACGTAGAATTCCTCTTCAACTAAAGAACCGGGAATGTCAACGTGTTCATATACTGACTGCATTGCCTCGTTGAGAAAGTCGAGGATGACGTAGCGTTGGTTTGCGTCACCAGCATTAAGTCCAACCTTACGTCCGAACCTGTCAATTATGTACTCGGCACTCATCGTTTAGTGATTGCGGCGATTGTTGGCTTTGTTCTTTTTGTTATAGGCGACACCGTTGTTGTGGCTCTTTTTACGATTGCGCTTATTGCCTGACTCGATCTCTTGGTTATCCCTGCCCAACTCATGTTTCAATTCCCTTACAGCACCCAGTAATTCATCCAAGTTATCCTGTAACTCATCCCTATCACCGACGCTCAATTTCATACTCCAGTTTTGCTACCTTTCTTAGCGCGGCTCTTGTGAACTCCGGTACGACTTCTCTTGCCCTTTGAAACTCCGGGTGTTGGCTTAACTCCTTTACCCCCTCCAATTGTGGTGTGCTGCACGCGCTCACCATCAATAAGAGCATCAATATGACCCAGCTTGTCTTCCAGCCGATTCTTTGCATTAGCTTCCTTTAAGGCATCCGCAAGACTAATGACCAACCGTTCCAATGACGGTATGGCCTTGAACAATGCAGCCAATAGTTTAACTACCCCCATTTGTATCGCTCTTCACGCCTTTCCTCAAAAAGACTGCCAGCAACGAGGTAATCACCAAGTTTATCATCACGCCCATCTCCATTTCACCGGAGAAATAAGCACCCACAGCCGCGAGTATCCCGCCAGCCGCCGTCATATACGTTTTCTTTCCTTTTAATGCTTTCATCCTATTTATTCATTGCTTTAACTAACTTCGATAATCCACTAGCTCCCGTGCGAACACCTATTTTGCCTATTGGCGTAGACTTCTTTTTGGGTTTTGTGGGTGCTTTCTTCTTATACTTGGGATCAATCTCAGGTGGTAAATTCCTTGGCACGCCTTTCATTGGTCGCGGCTTTACAACACGACTACCCCTACCGTGTGCAGCTTTTCGACCTCTTAATCTTGGGTCAGTACCGGGTACAGTATACTCAAAGGGGGGTTTTCCCTCTTTTGGGTCTAGTATCATTCTCTCAGGTGGAGCCATATCTTTTCTCCAAATTCCCCTTGAAGCTGGTTTCTTGCGCTTTTTCTTTAGGTTAAATGTGTCTTTATAAGCCATTAGCGGTTTTTCAGTAGTTCCTGCACCTTGAGTACAATATACAATAGCGTTGCCAGACTAATTGAAACTTTCAATAATATATCAATTTCAAGTAACCAGTTTCCTACTCCTGAGACCGAAGCCACAAGAACTTTTATATCATCGAGGTTCATGTAAAAATTTATCAATAATCATTTGCTTGGCAACCTCTATTACACCAATCATTTGCTCCATAGTCAAGTCAAGTTCCTGTTCAGAATACTCAACTGCGTGACAAATTCTACGAGTGAACTCATCTAGTTGTTGCCTCTCAGTCATTTTTTCTTCTTCTTCTTTGCTGCCTTTTTAGCCGCCTTTTTAGCCGCCTTCTTTGTAGCGGGTGCTTTCCAAGATTTGAGTGGGTGCTTGGCAGGCGTTTGGTAAGGTTTGTTTATTGGCTTGGTTGCTTTCTTTAATTCGTCAGCAAGTTTGCCGGGATCGTTTTTCGCTCTAGTTGCCTTCGCTCTAGCTTTGCGCCGTGCTTTAATGTGTTCATCCTGCTGCTTACCTTTGGCTTTAGCTTTTGGTTTAGCTGATCCCGCAAAAGGATTCTTTTTGCCGGACTTAACCTTTGCCTTTGGCTTTGCATTAGCCGCATTCTTGCCAAACGGATTTGGCTCTTTAATCTTGCGAACTTTACCACCTTGACGGCTCAATCCTTGTGCCTTCAACAGCTTGCGATCAGCCTTCTTTGCCGCAACTCGCGCAATCCTTGCACCACGTTTTGTGGCTTTAGCAGCTTTCTTTGCGACTCGTCCAGTAGCTTTTGCGCCAGTTACCGCAGCGCGACCTGTGGCTTTAGCGCCAGTTGCTACGGCTCGGCCTGTGGCTTTAGCACCTCTGCCGATAGCTTTCGCGCCTGTCAAAGCACCACGACCAAGACCCCCACCCATAGGTAGTGTGGCGGCTGTTATCGCCAAGTCTGTTGCAAATTCTGCGTCACCAATATCTTTCGTTAAACCAGATGCAAGCTTAGACATACCCCCTGCTTCAGACATTTGATTCTTCAAACGTTTCTTAAGAGCAGCGCGTTGTGCTGGCGTTCTTAAATTACGTGGAGCCATTCCCTTGGTCGGATTCTTACGATAATCCGTTAGTTTTTGAGCATCACTTTTCTTTGCCTTTTTTGCAGCAGGTTTCGGTGCTGCTTTCTTGGCCGCTGGCTTGGGCTTTAGCTGTGGGCTAGGTTTGGGTTTGTACGTTATCGTTGTACCCTTACGTTTAGTTACCGCAGCCTTAGCTTTGGTTGGTGTGACGTAGCGTTTACCGCCGACTCTCGACTCTTTTGCCTTGCGGCTTT